CGATTCGGGTGCAGATGCGGCTTATGACACGGCGTTCTCCTCGGCGTGCTCAGGTGGGTTTGGCTACATTCGCGTGATCACTGAGTATGCCGGCGTGATGAGCTTCGAGCAGAACATCAAGATTCTGCGCGTGCTCAATCCTTTCATGGTCTATCTCGACCCTTCATACACGGAACCGGACGGAGCTGATGCCAAATGGGGATTCGTGATGGAGGACTATACCCGCGAGGACTACAAAGAAGCGTTCCCCGACTCTGAGTTGACTGGTACTGACGATTGGCGGTCGGTTGGCGATGGAGAATGGGTTACTGAAGACAATTGCCGCGTTGTTGAGTACTTCTATAAGGAATCGAAGGATGAAGAGATTTCTCTGATATCTGATGGATCAGTATATCTAAGCAAGAATCTTCCCGAGGTTCTCCCATCTGGTCCGGCGGGACAGCTCACAGTCGTCTCAAAACGCTCCACCCAGATATCCCGCGTTCACTGGGTGAAGATGAACGGCGTCGAGATCCTGGAGCGCACCGACTGGCCTGGAATCTACATTCCTATCATTCCGGTCCTGGGCGATGAGTATAACGTTGACGGAAAGCGCATCCTCAAGGGAATCGTGCGGGACGCTAAAGATCCGCAGCGTCAGTACAACTACATGGCTTCGGCGGCCACTGAAGGTGTTGCTCTTGCACCCAAGGCTCCGTTCGTAGCGGCAGCCGGTCAGCTTGAGGGGTTTGAGCGTGATTGGCAGCAAGCGAATGTGAAGAATCAGTCTGTTCTGCAGTACAAACCTGTTGTGGCTGGTGGTCAGATGATGCCTCCTCCGCAGCGCATGACGGCTGAACCGGCTATCCAGGCAATCAACCTCCTTCTGATGCATGCTTCAGACGATATGAAAGCGACCACAGGCATCTATGACGCGTCGCTGGGTGCTCGGTCGAATGAAACCTCAGGCAAGGGTATCTTGGCTCGTCAGGGACAGTCCCAGACGGGCAATTTCCACTTCGTAGACAACTTGTCGAGAGCGATTCGGCATTTGGGTCGTGTTTTGCTCGATATCATCCCGAAGGTCTACGATACGCAGCGTGTGATGCGGATTATTGGCGAGGATGGTACGCAGTCAATCGTTGGGTTGAGCCCCGCAGCACAGCGTGATCAGGCCGTAGTGATGGCTGGAGTCCAGAAGATCTATGACATTACGGTTGGCGAGTACGATGTGACGATCTCGACCGGCCCTGGTTACCAGACGAAGCGTCAAGAGGCTGTTGTATCGCAGTTGCAGCTGGCTCAGTCATATCCGCCTCTTATGGGCATCGCCGGTGACCTGATTGTGAAGAATATGGACTGGCCGGGTGCGCAGAAGATCTCAGAACGCCTCCACCAGATGCTTCCTCCGCAGCTGCAGGCCGAAGATGAGACTGGAATACCTCCACAGGCACAACAGCAGATTGCGCAGCTCACACAGCAGTTGCAGCAGGCTCACCAGGTTGGCACCGCGATGGCAGAAGATCTAAAGTCTAAGATCACCCAGACGCAGATGGAGCTTGAGTCGAAGGAGCGGATCGAGTTCGCTAAGCTTCCGATTGAGGAAAAGAAGCTCATCATCGAAGAGCAGAAGATTCAGGCCAGTCTGATAATCGCACAGTCGAAGATCGATTCCGTTGCGGCAGATGCGGAGGCAAAGGCGATCTATGCACGTGCCGATACATTCATCAACCAAGCACACGACTATGCGATGAACAAGGAAGCCCAGGAATATCAGGCTCAACAGCGCCAGGCTATACAGCAGGCGCAACAGGATGCTGCACAGACCGCCGGTGTGTCAGGCGGAGCACCACCGCCAACCAATGGCGCACCCCAACCCCAAGCAGGAGCTTGAAATGGCTAAGTTGACGACGAAAGCACGGAAAGCGCTACCCGCAAAGGATTTCGCAGGACCGAAGCGTAGTTACCCGATCCAGGATAAAAGCCACGCGCGCAACGCACTTGCCAGAGCATCGCAGTTTGCCTCACCGGCCGTGAAAGCCGATATCAAGGCGCACATCGAGTCCAAGTATCCTTCGATGAAGATTGGCGGAAAATCCAAGACTTCGAAGCACAACAAGGACATGCCAAAGTACTAGGAGTAGTGATGCCAGCGAAATCAAAGAAACAGCAACGACTCTTCGCTATTGCAAAACACAACCCTTCCGCGCTCTATGCGAAGAATAAGGGTGTGTTGAAGGCTGGGATGAAGACGATTGCAGAGTTCGCGCAGACCAAGCGCAGCGGATTGCCGCTCAAGGTCAAGAAGCGCAAATAGAGTTTTCTCCTCGGTTTGGGTCGCCCTGAGAAGCGGCCCTACTTTTTGGTGCGTACTGGGCGATTGAAGATCAGGTTGCTAGCCTGTAGGACGCATACTACGCCGAGTCCGAGGAAGAACATGGTGCCGATGAAGTTGAGCATTGCTGTGAACATTGTGTAACCCTCCACCGAGAACAGTACGCGTGATCTATCAATCGCGCAACGTTACTAAAGTGCTAAATACTTTCTCTTCAGCGTTATCCACAGGTGTTTTATGGATATGGTTCTCTTCGAGGGGAAATTGCCATGAAAATGTTCATCAAAACAGCCGTAATCCTGACTTACTTCGCACTTGGAGTTGTCATCGCCCAATCACAGCAGTTCTCAAGCAGCGTCAAGCCTGACTATCTCGATACCTGGATGGCCAGCGCAAAGACGGTCCCGGCACAGAATAAAGATCAGTTAAACACCAAGTTCGTTATCGCTCTGTTCTCGGCCGACGCTACCGTTCGCGCGCTTGATGGCTATTCGACGGTCAAACTGCTCAACGATCCATGCCGCTGCTTCCACGAGTCGGACCCGATCGCACCCAAAGGTGGGTCTATCGTCGCAACAGCGGCATTTCAGGCCGGCGCTCTAGCGGCTGTCTACGGCGGCGCATGGATTCTGAATAGGCATGGGCACCACAAGCTGGCTCGGACGCTTCTCATGCTGGATGTGGCCTCAGAGAGCTATGCCGTGGGACGCAACTTCACCCGTACACGCAATGTTGCGCCGACCGGGACGCAGATCACATACATTCCTCTGAAATAGTTCCACGGGGCACAAAAGAGGAGGCCACCTTTTTAGGGGTGGCCATTGCGGAGGGTTGTTGCGGGAGGTTACGAGACGATTATCGCACGTTATTCGCCTCGGACTTCACCGAAAGTGTCCCATCCTGATTTCTCAAGGTAGAGTTCTCGCATTGACTGACGTTCTTTCTCTGCTGAATCGTCTTGTTCTTGCTGAGGTCGCCATTTAGTTTTGGGACTTCGCATTTCCAGTTGCTTCCTCCATCCCTTCTTCGGAGGCCACTTTACTCCCCATAATGCTAACTGTTCACGGGAGAATCCACCTTTGGCAGTTTTCCCAGCTTCTATCTGCTCTTTTGTAAATCTCATAGTTCCTCCCCGTTTTTGTTTGTTCTTGAATCTTTTATCTAATGCAGTTCTAGACCGTAGACGTAAAAGGTTCTGGGGTAAACCAGCCTAAAGAGTATCCTCTAAAAAGCTGATTCCAGAACTTTTACTTTCACGTGCATTATCTGAGCCGTGAGAGCAATCTAAACTGAGAACAGGGGCCGTTAGCTTCCTACGAAGGAATCCAGTATCCGGTTACGAGGCCTGTGGTCGTTAGATTGACCGTTTTCCCCGCGTAGCACTTCAGCATCAATGCCTTATAGCTACGTTTCTACTCCCAAAGTGTTCGAGGGAGGAAGCAATGATTTAGAGGGGATTACCCATAAATCATCTGTACGCAACTCCAGACTAGACCTCTGCGTCCTAATATGCAACACTGAAATGGAGAGGGACGGTTTAGGAAACCGATTTATAAAGCCTGCCCGGCAATCATCTATACGCAGCCCTCTCCATTGAAGCCCTCATAACTGAGGGCTTTCGTGTTTCTGTTCGGTAATCGGTACATCGTGATATCATCTGGGACAGCAGCGGTGCTAAGTACGCCGTGAGAAACATCTTGGAGATCTGAGTCCATGCCAGAAGAGACCGTAGTAGCGGAAGTAGCAAACGAAGAAGTTTTGGCCGCGCCCTCAACCACGGAAGAGGGTGAAACCAATACCGGCGAATCGGCAACGACGGAAGAAGAGCAAGCCGCGCAACTCGAAGCCAAAGCAAAAGAGCATAAAGGTGGGGTTCAGAAGCGGATCGACAAGCTTACTGCGAAAGCAACTGCGTTAGAACAGGAAAAAGAGTTCTGGCGTGGTGAGGCTCTCAAGACTAAGTCCGAGCCGAAGTCTGAAGTCAAATTGCCTGCTGCTCCTGATGCGAAGCCCAGAGAGGAAGATTTTGAGACTGGAACTGCTTATATTGAGGCACTTACAGACTGGAAGTACGATCAACGCCGCAAGGCTGAGAACGTAGAGACCCAGGCTGCAGAGCTGAAGAAGCAGCAAAAGTCACAGCAGGATGCGTTTCAGGCGAAGCAAGTCGAATTCCGTAAGGTTCAGCCCGATTATGACGATGTCATGGTCGATTCGGAAGCCCCGATCTCTCCAGCAATGGGCCACGAGATCATGGAATCCGATCACTCTGCGGCGATTCTCTACTTTCTAGCCAAGAACCCGGATGAGGCTGAGAAGCTTTCTCAGTTGACCTCACCCACTGCTGTAGCCCGAGCAATCGGCAGAATCGAAGCGCGGTTACCGTCTGGCAATGCGGAAGCAAAGCCAAAACCGATAACCGGTGCACCAGCCCCTATCACTCCTTCAGGCAAAGCTTCTTCGGGTTCTACAAGGACTCCGGACGAGATGACACCTTCTGAGTATCGGGCCTGGCGTATCAAGCAGAACCCTAATTTTGACGTATAGGGTTCGGGAGATTCCCCGTGGCTAATACGCTGCTTACGATTTCGATGATCACCAACGAGGCTCTCGCTGTTCTGGAGAACCAGCTTACATTCACGAAGTTCATCAACCGCCAGTACGATGACTCCTTCGGCATCAAGGGCGCCAAGATCGGCGATACCCTGAATGTCCGCAAACCACCGCAATATATCGGCCGCGTGGGGCAGGCTATTTCTATCGAAGATTCGGTGGAAACGTCCATTCCTCTGCAGCTCAATACCCAGGCCGGCGTCGACATTCAGTTCTCGTCTGCTGACCTCTTGCTTCGCATCGATGACTTCTCGGACCGCTTCATCAAGCCAGCAATGGCCAATGTTGCGAACCGTATCGACCGCGACGGCCTCACCCTTCTGACCAATGCTGTGTACAACTCTGTCGGTACTCCTGGAACGCCGATCAATACGGCTCTCCCGGTACTGCAGGCTGGTGCAAAGATGGATCAGACCGCAACTCCACGCGACGGTCTTCGGTCGCTCGTATGGGATCCAATGGGTCAGGCAAACATGATCTCTGGCCTGTCTGGACTGTTCAATGCTCCTGACAAGATCAGTGAGCAGTATAACAGCGGCACCTTGGGCAAGGCGCTCGGATTCAAGCATTCGATGGATCAGAACGCTCTGGCTCATACTGTCGGTCCTCTCGGCGGTACCCCGCTGGTAAACGGTGCATCGCAGACCGGCACCTCGTTGGTAACCAACGGTTGGACGGCTGCTGCTGCTTCCCGTCTTCTGATTGGTGATGTGTTCACGATTGCAGGTGTCTTCGGTGTAAACCCGCAGAGCCGCCAGTCGACCGGTTCACTTCAGCAGTTCGTTGTCACCGCCAACGTCTCCTCGGATGCCGCCGGCAATGCAACGATCCCGATTCAGCCAGCAATCACACCCACCGGCCAGTTCCAGACTGTAACCGCTTCGCCTGCCGCTGGCGCTGCGATCACGGTTGTCGGAGCTGCCAATACGTTCAGCAATCAGGCAATTGCTTTCCACCGTGACTCCATTACCTTGGCGACGGCGGATCTGCCGCTTCCTGGTGGCGTGGACATGGCGGCTCGTAAGTCTGATCCTCAGACTGGCCTGTCGGTACGTATGGTTCGTCAGTACAACATCACCACGGATCTGTTCCCCTGCCGTCTTGATGTCCTGTATGGATGGGCTACCCTTTATCCGCAGTGGGCCTGCAGACTGCAACAGTAAGATCTGCATCCAAGTAGAGAAATGGGGAGCCCTAAAAAAGCTCCCCTATTTCTTGCGAGGAGAACTACAATGTCAACAGCACAACTTTATACTGGCCCAGAAACGCACGTCAGCCCCGATAAGACTGCGAATCCTCAACCGGTGAAGAACTATCATCCGACAGGAGACCGAATGGAACTCTTTCCGAAGTACAAGTATCACAAGAGCAATGAGCCTACCATCGTGCAGAATGAAGAGGAAGAGACGGCGCTCGGAGATGGATGGGTTGATGCTCCGGTTCCAGCGACCATTGAAGAGGCTTCTGCGGCTACCGAGGACAGTCTGGATGGAATGAGCAGAGCTGAACTCACGGCGTATGCCTCCGATAAGTATGGACTCAAGCTAGATGGTCGCCTGAAGCATGACGATCTGGTGGCGGCAATTGAAGCAGAAGCGGCAAAGCCAGTAGAATCAAAGTAAGAGGTAATCTACGTGACCGTTTCCGATCTGATCAACGGTTCATTCCGGCTCCTCGGGGTTCTTGCTTCTGGCGAGAATCCCACGGCGTCGGAATCTACGGACGCTCTCGCGGCACTAAACGACATGCTGGAATCGTGGAAGAATGAGCGGTTGATGGTATATTCCATCCTACCCGTCACAATGCCATTGGTTCCCAGCAAGCAATCCTACTCACTTGGGCCCACCGGCGATCTGGTAATCGAACGTCCAACGGAGCTAGATCAGATCAGCTATCTCTATACGACGAACGGCTCACCGATCATCAACATGAATGTGCCGTTGTTGAATCTAGACCAATGGAATCAGATACTTGTGCCATCAACTACGAGTACGATTCCACAGTTTGCGTATCTCGACGATGCATATCCGAACCGCAACCTCATGTTCTATCCAGTCCCTAGCATCGTCAACAATGTGAATCTGTTCCTCTGGGGTCAGATAGACGCTTTCCCAGACATATTCGAGGACATACTGCTTCCTCCGGGATACCAGCGCGCGCTCCGCCACAACCTGGCGATAGAGTTGGCTCCCGAGTTTGGGACGCAAGCGAGTTCTACTGTGGCCGCCATCGCCGCCGAATCCAAGAATGCGGTGAAGCTGAAGAACATCAAGCCGATGTATCTGCAATGCGATCAGGCATTGCTCTCTCCCGACTTCCAAGGCTTCAACTACATTACGGGGTACTGACGTGAAATTTCCCGGTTTTGTAGGCCCAGCATATACTCTCCAGAACACCACCATGGAAGCACAGCGCTGCGTGAACATCTATCCGCAGATGGATGAATCTGGAGTTGGGAAGAATGTGGCCAATCTCCTGCGCACGCCGGGCCTGAA